GTGTGCCGGACAGGCTCTCTTCGTTCCAAACCTATAATAAATATATCCAATGTATTATATTATACATCCTGTGTCTTTTCAAAGTGTGAAAAATGCCAAGAAAGGATATCAACTATTCAAATACTATCATTTATCAAATTACTTGTAAAAACAAAAATGTTTCAGACGCGTATATTTCGTATACAACCAATCTTACGCAACGAAAGTATAAACATAAGCGTGAAAGTTTGGATTTTTCCGTGAAATCACGATTATATGATTCGATTCGAAAGAATGGTGGTTGGGAAAATTGGAACTGTGTCATTTTGGAAGAATGTGTTTGTAAAAATGAATATCTCGCCAAAGAACGGATGAACTTTTATATCTTGAAAAATAAACCGAAATTGAACGATGAAAATTTGGATGATTTGTTGTTTCAATATGAAGCATTGAACTCTAGCAATTACGAGAATATTGAAAATGACGAAAGTATCGAGAATGTCGAAAATACGATTGATGCCGATGATAAAGAAGACGGAAAATATGTTTGCCAATGTAAAAAAACCTACAACCACCGTTCAAGTTATTATAAACATACGACGACGTGTCTACAATTTCAACATCGGCATAAGAACGATATTTCGATGAATACGTTGACGATGTCGTTTACAACGACGACGACTGTCTCTGCGACAATTGCGCAACAACAACAACCGCGTGGAGACGTGATTACATCCACTACCATTGATGCGTCTGCTCCTGAAAGCGATGACAACGAGACAATTGTGCGTCATCGTTTTAAACCGAGGAAAATTGCCAGTAATGTTGTTGAAAACGAAGTGTTTCATTATTCGGATGAACCAGAATCAGACCCGGTATATTCAATGAATTGCGACAACCGTGGGGATGATAGCAGTGACGAGAACAGCAGTAGTAGCAGTAGTAGCAGCAGCAGTAGCAGCATCAACGACAGTGTCTCCGACATTGATGATGACGTGAGTCATAGTGACTGTTCAAGCGAAATGACAAATGTATCTGATATAATCACCGCGCAAAATGATAAACTCCGTAATTATATACGTAAAATGATGTCGGCTCTTTCCGGAGGAAATGGAAAGAAACGAAACAAAAAGTCGATTCTCGATTCTCTCGTATACGAGTTATTGGACCAGAATAAAACGTTACAAAAGCAACTCGTGGAGTTGAGTAAGGAACGTAATGTTATCGTGAATAATACCAATAATAATCAGTTCAATCTGAACTTCTTCCTGAACGAACAATGTAAGAATGCGGTGAATTTCACGGACTTCATCAATTCTCTCGAAATCACGATGGACGATTTGGCATATACACGTAACCAAGGACTCGTTGAAGGCATCAGTAAAGTGATGATTGACGGATTGAAACAGATGGATTTGTATAAGCGCCCGATTCACTGCACTGACCATAAGCGCGACATTATTTATTTACACGATGAAAAGCAATGGGCGAGAGATGAGGGAAATGCGCGGATGCGTCAGGCGTTCATCGATATCGCCAATAAAGAGTATTTCGCGGTGAAAAAGTGGATGGATTTACATCCGGGGTGGGAGACGAATCAGCGCCTCCAGGAGTTTCATCATAAGATGCTTGGAAATGTCCTTCACGAAATCAAGGATGACCCGATTGGTGAACGTAAGATTATGAAAAGTGTTGCGCGAGAGGTGTTGATCGAGCGGTGAAGGTGCGTGTGTCCGAGAGATTACACGATAATGGTAAGCTAATTAAAATATATGTATTATTGTATAGGATGAAAACGAATAGAAGGTCCAAACGCGTTAAAAAGACACGGCGGAATAGGCGTTCTAGACGGACGCAAGGGGGTGGGGGGAAATTCGGTCAAATTAGAAAGACACACGAATCAAACTTGCAAGGTTGTAGACTAAAATGTGATACAGATAATCCAGACCCAATATTAAACCACTATAGTAAACAGAAGGCAACTCCAAGCGGATGGTATATAGAAAATCCTTGGACTGGTCAGGGTATTGGGTATAATTATGAAATAAAAAATGATTCGCTTGGAATTACCATATCAAGCTACCCTTCCGGAGAGCAGTATACCGATTATTTAGACATGTTATACGAACTACCAGACCCTACAAAAATATATACAACCGGTAGCATGTTTAAAAACGACATATGGAAATTGACATATGACACCGAAAAGAGACAACTTAAATGGGTAGAATTAGACTCGAAGACACAACAACCAAAACAACAACCAAAACAACAACCATTTGTTATTAAATCACCGTTAACAATCGGTGATAAAGAAGCAAAAGAACAGACATAATCTACAAATTATATAAACATAACCAGATTCGTGTATGTTTATATGACACAACACGCGACTCTAAAACTTCGACCCGATCACCTCATTGGCGGCCATAGGTTCAAACGACATCATTCCGCCGGGCATACCTCCGCCGACATTTTGCGCGTAAGTGCTATTGAAGTGTTGCTGCTGCTGGGATGCCTGCGAGAGACCGTAGTCCGCAGTGCCAGTATTGCGGTTTGAAGTGAGGACGGGGTTGGGAGGCGCCATTCCGCCACCGACCATTCCACCGGGAACACCGCCAGCATAAGGTTGTGAGAGAGGTTGCGTGATGCGAACCGCGCCACCGCCGGCACCACCCTGACCGCCTTGTGCGGCACCGCCCGCCGTGCCATTGTAACTCGTCTCACCGCCTAACAGTTCAATGGTGCGCTCTACGATTATCTGGACCTTCTCACCCAACTTGGTCTTGATGCTCAAGAGAATCATCAAAATGCCTAAAATTGTAGTCGTAAAGTTGAACTCGCTATATCTGTATCCGGAGTAGGTGGGGATGTAGGTGATTAACCGATGGATAAAGTAGATGAAGATGAACATAAACAGGATTTGTCCGATGATTTCCACTAAAATCATTAGCGTCGCCTTGTGGTCATCGGGTTCGGGGACGTAGGTGCGAACCAAATAAAGCATAATCAGAATCGGGACGAAACCGATGATAGTATACTGAACAATGTTCAAGAGGACACCCTGTTGTTGTTCGTCTAAACGAAACACATGGTCCACAAATGAACTACCACGCTTCGTCCCCTCTTTTACAGTTTCTTCAAACGCTTCCATCGTTGGGTATATATACAGGGAATATTAAAATGAAATGAATGAAATGAATGAAATGAATGAAATGAATGAAATGAATGAATTGAATTCGTATTAAACACGATTTACTCTTATACTCTATATATCCACTTCGCAATTCATATACCAATGCTCCGCCGCTTCGCCAGAATCAATAGCGTCCCTCATTATCGCGCCGAAAACACCGGCGTCGCACAATACAGTATTATCAGCACAACTCCTACCCCGGTTCCCGTGGATACTCCGGATGATGATGAAGTTGCGTCCGCCGCCATCACCGCATCTCAAATGCCAAAACCCGCGTTTTTCATCCACCCTCACGCCGAATACCAATACCTAAATCTCATCCACGACATTGTCGAACAAAACAATGAACACTTCGGTCGTAATGGCCGAACTATCTCCATTTTTGGCGCAGCGATGGTATTTTCATTGGAACAAGGATGGCTCCCACTTCTTACTACGAAACAAATGGCGTGGAAGACGTGTCTCAAAGAACTCCTTTGGTTTATTCAAGGAAAAACGGACAACCGCCTTTTACAATCCGCCGGCGTTCATATTTGGGATGATAATGCGTCACACGAATTTATGGAATCACGCGGACTCGCGCACTACGCAGAAGGCGACCTCGGCCCCATTTACGGCCATCAATGGCGGCACTTCAATGCGAAATATGATACGTGTGAGACGGATTATACCGGTCAAGGTGTAGACCAACTCGCGGAGATTATACGCTGTCTGAAAGACCCCGCCGAGAGATTTTCGCGCAGGCTCATTATGTCTGCGTGGAATCCCTGTCAATTGGACGAAATGGCGCTGCCTCCTTGCCATATATTGTGCCAATTCAATGTCGACCATCAAAATCGTCTTTCGTGCGCCTTGTATCAACGTAGTGGGGACGTAGGTTTAGGCGTTCCTTTCAATATTGCGTCCTATAGCTTTTTGACACATCTTCTTGCGAAACATTGCGGATTGGTGGCGCACGAATTCATATATCATTTAGGAAACGCGCATATCTATGACGACCATATCGAGGCATTGAAGCCGCAATTATTGCGTAAACCGTTCCCGTTTCCACGGGTTGAAATCGGTGTGTTGAGAGACAACATCAATGATTATGTTTTCGAAGATTTTCGCGTTTTGAACTATCAAAGTTATGACGCGATTAAGATGAAAATGCGCAAATAATATAGAAATAATGTGTTATTACATTTTATAATCTTCAATGAGTGGTAACGCTGCGTTATCTGCGGCGCGTAAGCGACGCGCATCTTCATCTCCGAATATGCCCAACATCAACGGCATCGTGAACGCGAACGGCAACATTCCTGGCCGCGGAGGAGGGCAACCTTCCTATTACAATAAAAATATGTCAGCCGCCCAGCAATTGATGAATCAGTCCTTTCCTGAATCTAGCAATATGCGTGGGTCGAAACAAATGCCTCAAGTGATAGCCCCGCCAATAAATATATACGAAAATATAGAATTAATCAAACAACAACTAACGGAACGGACGAAATTAATTCAGACGCAGGCAAATATTCTTCCTCCGGAGAAATTATTAATCCTTCAAAAACAAAATGAAGTTCAGACCCAAATCTTACGACAGAAAATGGCAATTGCGCAACAAATGGAGATGGCTGAAAAACAACAACACGTTTCTTCACCAGAACAACCGACACCTGTGCCCTTTATTGTCCCATCATCCGTAAACGAGCCTGAATTCATTTACGAGAAGGGAATTCCTCGTAAGAACCCCAAGTATAAAACACCTGCTGAATTGGAAATACTGCGCAAAGAAGCTGAAATGGCAAGTCGTGCGCCATCCTATGCGAACGCGAATCACGCTATGCGAAATACCACATCTTCCATCACAGGATTGACACCATTTGTCACGATTTTATCCGATACTGGCGTGATTCCGCCTCCAGTAGTTGTGTTGAAAGCGCACGACACCAAATTAGAAGAGCATAACCGCGTATTGTATCGCATTATTGATGAATTGTCCACAATAATGAATTCGAACCAAAGCGCCAATAACGAGAATACGTCGAGAAACGGAAAAGGAAAAGGAAAAGGAACAGGAAAAGGAAAAGAACCAGAACGACCGGAGGATGAGGAAGACGAGTCAGAGGAGGAGGAAGAAGAAGAATTACTGATGGATGTAGTCATCAATGATTTGACAAACAGCCGCGAATTCGTAGAAGGAATCGTAGATAAGATTGTCAATGAAACCAATCTCTCGGAAGTGATTATGAAGATTGAACCACTTGTGAAGGAAAACCAAGAGCTTCGTTCACTGATTCATTCACAACAACAAATGATGAACGAAATGAATACGATGCTATTACGCTTACTAAATGAGCCGTCTGCTGAATCTCGCCAAAATTCGGTTCAGGATACGCCAATGTATCAGGATGTTGGTTTGGATAATGATGGATTGTATGAAATGTCAAATATCGTGTTGATGCCGGCGAATTCAGATGTGGAACCTGCGGTTGTCATAGAGGATGTTGTTCTTCCTACCGACACAGAGACCGCGCAAGAGACCGCGCAAGAGCCCGAAGAGCCCGAAGAGCCCGAAGAGCCCGCCAATAATGATACGCCTGTTACCGCGAGTATTCCAGATGAAGATGATGAGTATGACACCACACCGCACTTCCCCGAACACATATCACTCCTGATTCGTGAAATTCCTGGTGAAAGTGCGTAAAGAGAAAGAAGTATAAATATGAATATCTAGTAGTATTCATACTTACAATATGCTAATCATATCTATTTTTATTTTCTGTATCGTATTATTCCTCTATTTACATATCCATTTTCATCTGAAACGAAGCAATGATTTAGAGGTATACGAAATCGACCAACCGTCCAAACAGCGTTTAGAAGAAGTATGTGATATACGACAACCGACAACATTTGAATATTATAACGACCAGTTGTTAACGCAACTCTCGTATCAAACGATTCATACAAGTTATCGCGCATTTGATATTCATATACGTGACGTCTCAAAATTTCCTACCACGACGATATCCCTTGAAACTACCAAAACTCCGCAAAAAGGAACCGAACAAGAGGTGGTTTTGTATATCCCGGTTACATTTAAAATCGCACACGAAGTTCTGAAAAAGGATACCGAGCGAAAATATATCAGCGAACATAATGCGGATTTCATAGAAGAAACGGGGCTCATTAAACTATTTCAACTCAATGACGAATTTTTGCGCCCTTATATGGTTTCCAAATGTATGTATGATATTATAATGGCATCTGAAAAGACAACAACACCCCTTCGTTATGAGGTAAATTATCGTAATTATTTCTTAGTGACACAAGGAAGTGTTCGAATTTTATTAATTCCACCTAAAGATACGAGATATTTATACCCCATCAATGATTATGATATACTTGAATTTCGGTCTCCCGTAAATCCGTGGAAGGTTCAACCAGAATACCAGGACGATTTTGATAAAATCAAGACGCTTGAAGTAGAATTATTTCAAGGGATGGTGATGTTTATACCCGCATATTGGTGGTATAGTATCCAGTTCAATACAATGGAGACTAGTGTATGTTCCTTTAAGTATCGCACCCATATGAATACGCTTTCAATTATGCCGCATTTGGGGTTGAATATTCTTCAAAACTTGAATATCAAACGCGATACATTGGAGAAGCGTGCGATTGTAAATACGCACTTTAAAGACACAGCGGCGGCGGGTGGTTCTGAAGAACGCGTAAGCACCAACACGCCCATCACTACTGCGCCATTTGAATACGAACCATCGATAGAATCTCAATATTTACCGAAATCATTACGCGGGTCAAATCATAATCCGTATAGCATAATGGATGCCATTACACCAATGATTGAAACCAATCCGATGAATACAACCTCTGTTTCTAGTCAAAAGGAAGTAACATTGACCACTCCAGATGGGATAGACATCGGAGGAGCCAACATCAAGAATGCGAATGCGAATGCGAATGCGAATGCGAATGACAACGAGACTGCGCACGAGATGGCAGCAATCACGCCGGAAAATGCGACATTGGCGACGATATAACCATAATGATTACGGCTTTTGTGCTATCATCGCTTCTAATAATACACATACTTCATCAATCGTGATACAATGTTCGCACATCATTTTTGTAAATAGTTCATTTAGTTCGCGATGGGTGATGACATCCAATATAAGTGTGGATACATACCCAGTATTCGTAAAGAAATACTTGGGATACTTATAATAATAATTGTAATAATCCCGATAAATAAATAGTGTGAGAAATCCGAGGCCCAGTGACCATATATCGTGTTTTAATTGAACTGTTTTCCAGTTGTATTTACTAGACCTGGACGTATCTATTATGTTTTTGAACTCGGGATGACAATATGGAATGGTTCCTCCCGTTCCACAGCCTTTTCCGTGTATTCCAGACAATCCAAAATCAATAAGGTAAACGGTGAAATTCTTACATTTTTCGGGATGATGAATATCAAATGCCGCCTCTTCACGTATAAGGATATTATCCGGTTTCACATCACCGTGAACTACTCCTACGGAGTGAAGTGTCCGAAACAAAGATGCGCATTTATTAAATAGATGTATGAAAAATGGATACTGAATATTTGAAAATTGACTGTATACATAGGAACCGAAATTATCTTTCACCCAATTGTATAATGGAACCGTGTTTTTTTCATAGTGTTGAATACTAAATGACACCGCGTCTTTCCGCATTCGGTTGTAATACATTAACCCATCGCGATTTAGTTTTTCCATACCCGGATATAGTGATGCGTTATCGTCATATTTACAGTCACAATAACGGAGCGACGGATTACATTCGCATATTTTATTTTTATGGTCTCGGCGAATATTCGTATATATCATAAAAGGTAATACAATATTGGGGGATGGTGGTAATAACGATAGCGATTCGGCGACATCCGATTCATTGATGAAGCTATAAGGTGAATCATCTATTCGAATAATGTAATCATTATAACGAAACACGCCGAAATAACGCGTAGACCGAAATGACCGATACCGCTTAATTTCTTGAAACATTTGCCCGTAACAATCGAGAGCGATAATAATATATATCATTTGTAGTTTCACCTTTGTGATGGGGCTTGCGTTTGGTATTTTTTCAATCATTTCTTCGATGCGTGGCTCAAGTGCGAGGTTTGCGAGTTCGATACGCGCGCTTCGCATTGTTGTAAGAAGGTCTTGTAGTTCGTAATCGTTTAAAATAGCAGAACTTGGTATTTCGTAATGAAATAATTTGGATACAGGTTCGTGGATTACCGCGGATGTTGGTGCTGGTGCTGGTGCTGGTGCTGGTGCTGGTGCTGGTGATTCCGCACCATTTTGCGATGATTCTACGACCGATGCATCGTCGTCATTTACATAAATCAGGTCTGAATTCATTACCATTATATAGGGTCGTCGTTTTCTTAATTGTAATCGTTTATTGAATGATTCTCGTATACGGTTTTTTATTTTGGAGATAATGGATAACATATATAGATTGTATGGATATATGTTATTGTGTCTATGTCACTTATGCGTTTTTCTTCGCACCAAACGTGTTTTCCTGACAGTATGTGATATATAAAAATCCGTCAGTGTCTTTGTAATCATCATAAATCTGGCCAATCATAGATGTAATGGGAAATAACTTATTGTTGATGAACATAAAAAGTGCCTTTTCAGGTGGGAAGTGAATCCGTTTACGGATAATTTGTTGTAACTGAAGGAGTGTTAATTCTCTCGGAGTGATATATTTGGATTTGTCAATAGGATAGGTATTGCGGTCATTTTTAGATGGTGTAATCATAAGTGGCACACGGTCTGGGTATTTCTCAAGAATGAATTGTGATTTTTTCACGCGTTCTAAATGGTCGTTTGTTGGCGCGGATATATGCGCAACCGGCGCAGGCGCAACCGGCGCATTGGTAGCATATAGTGTTTGTGGGCACGAAAAAGAGGTGGAATCCATTTCAAATAAATATAATTATAATTATAATTCTACCGTGAATTATTTCTATATTACAATCGGCGAAAAAGAATTCATAGTATTCTATCAACGATAAATTGAAATCGATTCGTGGATATCATTTGATTCTAACGCAATCAAAAATGACATCCACGTTATCTCACGATATTCGTAAATATACAACGGTGGTGAAAAAAGGGCTGGAAGTGCCTGAAACGGCGCCTGCCAGTGCCAGTGCCACCGTCGCACGAGCGCCGGTTACGGAGCCGTGTCTGTCGTATATGTCCCCGGAACAACGCCTTGCGTTTGATAAATACAAATCAGGCCAAAACGTCTTCATCACGGGGCCCGGTGGCACAGGGAAGTCAGCACTCATCCGAGAGATTTATAAGTATGCGACTCAGCGCGAACACAACATCCAAGTATGCGCGCTTACAGGTTGTGCCGCTGTGATGCTTGACTGTAAGGCGAAAACGATTCATTCGTGGGCCGGAATCGGGCTCGCCAATGGCGACATCGACCGCATCGTTCAGCGTGTAGACAAAAACTTCTTCAAAAAGAAAGACTGGCGCAAGACGCGCACGCTTATCGTGGACGAAGTGAGTATGATGTCAAAGCGCTTGTTTGATATTCTTGACATTGTAGGCAAATCCACGCGCAATTGTTACTCGCGCCCCTTTGGCGGAATTCAACTCGTATTTTGCGGCGATTTCTACCAACTTCCACCCGTGGGGGTATCTACAGAAGACCCCGATAACGCACGCTTCTGTTTTGAAAGCGAAAGTTGGTTCCATACATTTCCAAAAGAAAACCACATCCAACTGAAGCAAATTTTCCGTCAAAATGACCCGGTATACTGCCAAATTCTGAACCAGGTGCGTGAAGGTCGGATTACACGTCGCACGGATGAAATACTTCGGTCACGCGTCGGTGTGGTTTTGCCGGATGTGTCCGAAGATGGAACCCCGCAAACGAAACCTACGATATTATACTCTACACGTTCGCGCGCAGACGATATCAATCGGATGGAAATGGAGAAGTTGACCATCGTCGACCCGGATAGTCCTACGTATACCTATACATTGAAATTCAATACAGACTTGCCGTTGTCTGAAAAAGAACGCCAATTGCGTGCCTCCCAGAGTCAAGAGCGGATTTTATCGGAATTGAATTCGCTGAAGAACAGCATTTTATGCGATGACGTGACACAATTGCGTGTTGGAGCTCAAGTGATGTGTGTTATCAATATGGAGGAATCACTGACTACGGAAGCGACCCCCATATGTAATGGTAGCCAGGGAATCATTGTTCGAATGACTGAAGCGACACCCGGGTCGTCACCATTACCAGTTGTCCGATTTAATAACGGACTTGAAATGACGGTAAACTATCATACGTGGGTGAGTGACAACATTCCTGGAATTGGTGTTTCGCAAATCCCATTGATTCTTTCGTGGGCAATTACGATACATAAAAGTCAAGGCGCGACATTAGAACGGTGTATTATTGATATTGGTGACCGTGTATTCGAAGCGGGGCAGAGTTATGTGGCGCTATCGCGCATCAAGTCATTACAAGGAATGAGTATATTGAGTTATGACGTAAATAAGATATTGGTGAATAAGCGAGTGAAAGCATTTTACGCAGGGTTGGAATGACGGATTGTCGTCGCCGTTGCCGTTGCCGTTGCCGTTGCCGTCGCCGTTGCCGTTGCCGTTGCCGTGGCAAAAAAAAAGGAAGAAGAAAGAAAGAAAGAGAAGAAAGAAAAAAATTGAAAAGTATAGGAAGGAAAAAAAGGAAGTAGAGAAAGATGGAAAGAATAAGAGA